AATCCTGTCTTAGGGTCTACAGGCTTTGCAGTAATATCAGTTTGACCAATAGTATTAGTTGCCTGCATTGCCTGATTGAAATACCCAGGGTAGGTATTGGTTGTTGTTGCAGCTTTTTCAAAGGCTGCAGTTTGTAGTGGCTGCGCGTTTGCGTATGTGGCGCCGGTAACGCCCTTTGTAACGCCTTTTGCCAAGTCACTTAGATAATCAGTGTACCAAGATGGCGCGGATGTTACCTGATTTTGCGTCGTGGTGATATTTGGCAGTGGGCTGCCTTGCATTAAACTCATTTCATGCCTTTCAAATACGACAGGGGTGACTTAGCCTTAGGGGGTATTTTACCAACAGGGGCTGATCTTTTGTGTTCTCTTATGCTTTCACGCATTTTATCCAAAACTTGTGCACCAGCCTTATTTGAGCCGTTGCCCAATGCTGCAACCGTATCCGCATCAAACACGTACTCACCATCCGCCAACATGGCAGGTATGCTATCTGACTGGCCATCACCTGCGCCTTGCACGTAATTGCCGGTCTTTCCAGTGATGAACTCGGGAATATGCTCTACTTGGCCGCCTCTAGCGTAACCTGCCAACGCCCCGCCACCAAGGTATTTTAATCCTGCTGCTGTCATATTGCCGGTGTCGTACCCAGGAATCATTGTGCTATTGTCGTTGCCGCTTACAGGATTCCCGGGAGATGGGGCACCTGCAAGCTTAGAGCCAACAAAGCTTGTGCCTTCTTCAGTTTCAGCAGCCACTGCCATATTAGGTTTAATGCGGCCTGTCAAGACTTGCAATAGTGTAGGGTCCACATTAGCTAGTTGCGGATACAGTTGCGTGAGTTGCGCCATTCCAGAGTTGTCCTTAATAGATGCGCCAGCCAGCATTGTAGGGGTCAAAGTCCCAGGCAACGCGCCAGTGCTTGTTGGCATTGTAACCGCGCCAAGAGCGCCTGACTGCTGTTCCTTTTTAGGCGGCGTCTTTGTTGTAGGCGTCTTTGTTGTAGGCGTCTTTGGCGTTGTTGTTTTTGTAGGGTCTGTTGTCGTAACGTCATCACCGGGTGGTACTACATCATCCTCCGGTGGTACAACATCACCGGGTGGTACAACAACGTCATCAGGTGGTACTACAGGCAAAGCGCCGGGTGGTACTACAGGCGGTGGTGTTCTATCAATCCAGTCAACACCGATCTGTGGAGTTACTGTAGGCGTTGGAGTAACCGCAGGGGTCACCGCCGGAGTTACTGCTGGGGTCACAGCTGGGGTCACAGCTGGAGTCACAGCTGGAGTCACTGCCGGAGTCACAGCTGGAGTTACAGCAGGTGTCACAGCTGGAGTAACTGCCGGAGTCACAGCTGGAGTAACTGCCGGAGTTACTGCTGGGGTCACAGCTGGGGTCACAGCAGGTGTCACAGCTGGAGTAACTGCCGGAGTCACAGCTGGAGTAACTGCTGGTGTCACAGCTGGAGTAACTGCTGGCGTAGTTGCTGGAGTAACTGCTGGAGTAACTGCTGGAGTAACCGCCGGGGTCACAGCTGGAGTAACTGCTGGCGTAGTTGCTGGTGTCACAGCTGGAGTAACTGCTGGCGTAGTTGCTGGTGTCGTAGATACTGCCAATGGGTTTGTTAGTACTGCTCCAGTAGGCGTAGTTGCAGGTGTTGTAGCTACAGTTGCAAGCGCGCCAGTACTTACTGGTGTTGTACTTACTGGTGTTGTAGTTACTGGTGTTGTAGTTACTGGTGTTGTAGTTACTGGTGTTGTACTTACTGGTGTTGTACTTACTGGTGTTGTACTTACTGGTGTTGTAGCAAGCGCGCCAGTTGTTGCTGGTGTCGTACTTACAGGCGTTGTACTTACTGGTGTTGTAGCAAGCGCGCCAGTTGTTGTAGGCGTTGTACTTACTGGTGTTGTACTTACAGGTGTTGTAGCAAGCGCGCCAGTTGTTGTAGGCGTTGTACTTACTGGTGTTGTTGTAAGCGCACCAGTTGGCGTAGTACCTATAAGCGAGCCAGTACCAAGTGTAGGTTCAATTCTTGCAGGGCCTAAAACACTATTGACGTAGTTTGTTAAACTTGTGTTTTGCTCACTAGTAGTTTCGCCTGAGAATACTTGTTCAAGTGTAAGATCAGTTCCATCTGCGCTTGTTGCTACAACATTGCCTGTACCTGTCAAGTTGCTAGGCAAAATGCTGCCTGTAACATCACTGCCTAAGCCTACAGAATCGCCATAAAGCATGGAGGCGCCAACCGTGACGCTATCGCCATTGCTTGATGTTGCAATAGGCGTACTAGAATCTACAGTAGATAGATCAATATTGCTATTGCCATCTAAAACTTGTTGCACAGTAACTGCATTGCCTGAATAATCTCTACCAATTACTGCGCCGGTATCAATAACAGTTCCGGGCGTGGACATTGCTGTCTGTACCGTGCCGCCAATAAAGGCTTCAAATATACCATTAGATAAAGATGCGCTCCAATTTGCAGTATTAGGATTTACCGTGTAAGCCGTAATGTAATTTTGCGTTGCACCTGCAACAAAGTTAGACACTATGCCTGCAGCACTGCTGGTTGCGTACCCTTTACCTATGTTTGTAAGAGTCTTTTCAGCTAAACTCTTCATTAAAGGCGCAATAAGCGCTTTATCAGCAATAAAGTCAGGCCCCATCTCAGCAAGTGCATTTAAGCTGGCGCTAATGTATGACTTATCTCGAGACACTTGCTCCGAGTCGCCTTGTGCTTTTGACTTTTGATACGTTTCTTTACCTGCAGATCCAAAAACTTCAGTAAATGAATCAACAAGACTTATAGTGCCTTGAATTAGTCTTCCACTATTAAGAGCTACGGTGCCTGCACCGCCTGTCATAAACGCAATGGCAACTTGACCTAACAATGACGGAATTTCTTCAACAGCCTCTGTGCCTGCAATATCAAAAGCGCCAATAGGGTTATTAACAAATGCTTTGCCAACAGTTTTTAGTGCATCGTAGAATCCTTGCGTTTCAGACTGTTTAACAGCCTGCATAATCCGATCTTTTTGCACATCAATGCCGTAGACATCTTTACCTTTTGCGTATTCAGCAAGCTCTTGACCAATGCTAGTTGCAGCATTATTGTAGTCAAAATCGCCAGTTAGTTGCGCGTAGGTATTACCAACGTTGGTAATAAAGCTACCTGCGCCTCTAATGGTTGTGCCTAATGCCTGCGCGCCCATGGCATTTATGTTGTCTAGTGCTGATCGCTGACCAGACTCCATTAGTCTTTGCGTTTCAGCTTTTGACTCATCTGGCGCATTGCCTAAGACTAACGTGTTATTTAGCGCTAAAAGTCTTTGCGTTTCTGCATTGCTTTGGTTGCTTGTACCTGCATCTCTTGCAGCTGTATCATTTTGTGCAGCAACTGTTTGTGATGCATTAGTTACTGTAGCTAAGTTAGATTTGTTTAGCGCATTAATCTTAGCATCAGCTGCCGCAGCGGCTTCAGTTGCAGTACCAGTTGTAAATGAACCTGTTACGCCTGTCGCAGGGTTAGTCCATGTAAATGTAGAATTAGGCCCAAACGCCAATCTATTAGCGGCAAAAGCTTCATTAAACGTTAATGGCTTAGTAGTTGTTGCCGCGTTTCGATCTATTGCGCCTTGCAAATCGCCAAACTCAGTGTCAACAATAGGCGTAGTAACTACAGGGGTAGTAACGGTACTAAGAGCGCCTGTGTCGACAACAGGGGTAGTAACAGCCGTGCCAGTATCTACGGTACTAAGAGCACCTGTGCCTGATGTATCTGCAACTGTAGTATTTGTTGTGCCTGTCGTGCTTGTATCTGCTGTACTAAGAGCACCTGTACCTGTACCTGTACCTGTACCTGTACCTGTACCTGTACCAATGTTGTTAACATTCTGAATAGCATCAAGAGTTGCTTGTGTATTAGCATCAACACCGGTTAGTGTTACGCCGTTTCCGGCATCAGATACTACGTTATTATTGACGCTTGCTAATTGCAAACCGCTAGGCGTGCCTGTTGTAGTAGTTGCCGTTGTATCTGTGCCTGTTGTATCTACAACTGTTGAGCCAGTACCTACTGTACTAAGCGCGCCTGTGCCTGTTGTGCCCGTTGTTAAACCTGCTGCATCTGCAACTGTTGCTGCTACTTCTGTGCCTGTTGTTACAGCAGTTGAGTTTTGCAGTTGGTTAATTATATTGGCTGCGTCTGTAGCTTTAAATGAGCCTGCTGCAGAATTAACAAGCGTATTAAACGCGGCAGTGGTGTTTCCGCCTGTTGTAACTAAAGTTGCAGCAGCTGCGCCAATTGCGCTATTACCTGTCTCAGCAGTAACTGTAGTGTTAACAACTGTGCCAAGAACTGTGGTTGCCAAATTAGCTATAGGCTGACCTGTTACAACGCTATTAACTACGCTGGAAGCAACGTTGCTAACAATATTGTTAACAAGTGTGCTGCTTGAAATAGGGCCTATTGCAGTATTTAAAGCGCTCGTGGCTGCCCCGCCAACTTGTGAAAGGGCCACGCCTTTAATGGCATCTTCAACCGAGGCACCACCTGCAACATTTAAACCAGCTTGCAAAATAGCCGAACCTACGGTAGCAGATACGCCTAACGCGTTCCCAATAATTGCACCAGCACCCGGAACAATAATGTTAAGCGCCATGCCTACAACAGGCATTGCAGCCTGCAGTAACCCTTTACTACCACCACCAGCAAAGGTACCTGAATCAATTACTTCACCGGTTGTAGGATTAACTGTTTGCCAATTAGCTGTGTTTTTTGGGTCAACCCGTGTTTCGTAAACAACTTGAGGCACACCGGCAATCTGCGCGTCAATGTCATCACCTTCAATGACAGTACCACGAGCAGTAGGTATTACCCTAGCCAATGACTGCGCAACAGCAGGACTAGCAGCAGCCTGAGTAATTACAGGAGGAGTTGTAGCTACAGTATTTGTTTGCTGAACTTGAGCAATAGCTTGCGGAGTGCTAGATGGAACTTCATTCGTAAACTGAGACAAAGCATCAATAACTGATTGGTTATAAATTGCTGTGCCTGCAGCATTGGTATGTAAAGCATCAATTAACAACGCTTTATTTTGAAGAATCTCGCCTTGTGTACCAACTAAAGCAACATTGCTATTTTCTTTAGCAATCTCATTAAATATTTGGTCAACGTTGGGGTTAAAGTTGTTTGTAACTACATCATTGATAGATGCGGCATACGGAGAGCCAGTAAGAACAACATCTACGCCTTGTGAAGCTAAAGTTTGACAAATCTGGTTAATATTGTCTTTAATAGTTGCTTTATCTACGCCTTGTAAAAAGTCAACACCACCAGTTTGCAAAAACACTGTAGCATTGGAATCAAACGTACCACCGCCAGCTATAAATGTGTTTAACTGATTTAAAGTATCTGCAGTAGTAGCACCGCCTACAGCATAGTTAGATGAAGCCTGACCTGTAGCGGCTGCTAACTCATCTCCCAAAGTTGTATTAAGACTATTCCAACTAGCACCTGCTAAGATATTTCCACTTAGAGTATTGCCTGTTGCGGCTGCTGAAGCAGCTTGTTGTGACTCATTATATTGGTTTAATGCGTTATTTTGCGCATCTCGCAATGCCGCCGCTGCTTCCCAACTTCCCGTCTGTTGGTACAGTTCTTCATCGCTATACATTGTTGGTGCTGCCATATTTAGCTCGTTGCTGGGTTAACTGCGTTGACAAGCTGCTCGGCCCATTCATGCCAATCATCATATTGATACGGTCCGGGAATACCCTCATTGCTAAACACATCAATAGCTTTCAAACCTGCGCCCCACTCTTGCCAATTAGTATTAGCATCGGGAATTGATAGTTGCTGTGCTGAGTATAACTCAACCATAAGGCAAGCCCATGACTCAAAGGTGTGATACCTAGGATCATAAACCTGCGCAACGTTAAGTAGATTAGCCATAAGGTCTTGAGTCTCCCACGTCCGCGTCTAGCAAGATCTTACCTACTTGGTAATCCCCGCCTGACACGTTTGATACAAATTTCAGTCGCAGCTCACGACGTTGTTCACGCATGTCAATCTTGCCTGTTGTTGAGCTAAATGGGTAGGCGGCAGAAGTTGCATCAGCAGTTTGCGCAAATGGTCGACCCGTGACATACAGCTCCATATCACCTTCTTGTATAAAGTCAGGCTCTACGCGCTCTAGTCTTAACCATCTATTCTCACCTACAGGGCTAGGCTGCGATGGGCCGCCTCCAACCAGACCTAGATCATTAGTTTCAAAGTAGGACTCAATGGCAAGTGACGAAGTGCCTTCTACGGCATCAGTGCCTATCTCATGCTGCCATAAAGATACAAAGCTAACAACCGCGGTTACAGTAATAACTAAACCTGATCCGGCTGCAATGGCTGCTGATAGTGTATTACCAACAACGTAATTCTTACCTTTGTTGAATATTGTAACTGATGTTATAACGCCACCAGCAACTACAATCGTTGCCGTAGCGTAGGTTCCACTTCCACCCGTTAATGCTTGGTTGGTGTAAGTGCCATTGGTGTAGGCTGAACCTGCATTGGTAATTGTCACTGCGTTAATGCCGCCAACTTCATTGATGTTCCACTCCGCAGCAATGGGGTAATGGAACACTTGTGAAAAGTAACCTGCAGATCGATAAGCGCCTAACGCAAAACCTGCGTCGTACCACACGTTCTCACGTACATTGTAAATAACAGCGTTGTTGCACTCGGTGGCCGTGCCTGATGGGTAGAACCACCAGATCTCTCCAAAACGAGGTATCTTGGTTACCCAAATCTTTTCACGCTGAGCGTAGTTCAGGTTGTCAAAGAAGTAGTTCTGATTAAATGAATTAGGAATCTCTTTCACAACGCCGTTGTAAAGCAAGAACCGGTCAACGCCGCACCAGTAATACACGCCATCATACTCAATGACAGACTGGCCAGACAAAATAGACGACTGGCTGGAAATTAAGTCATACCGCCAGTATTGCAAAGGCGTACCTGCACCGCCAATATAAGACACTCGAATTAAAGAATCCAAACTCCAAAAGAGGCCCGATGGTGCATTTGATCCACCACGTACAGGTAATCCTTGGACAATCTTGCCGGTGGCCACTGAGACCTCGTTAGCATCAGCAGATACCCAATCATTCACATTTCCAGCTGAACAGTTGCTAATTAGCCCATCATTACCGTAGACAAACACGTAGGGGTGAAGTGTGACCACTCCGCCAGATACTGAGATTTGATTGTCAAAGGTTAGTGTAATGCTAGAGCCTGTAGCCGTTGCAGGCGCAGAAATTACCAGTGCAGTACCTGCAATGGACACAACAGTTGCCGCTGAAGGAATACCTGTGCCTGTCACCACTTGGCCTGCGCCAATCTGCGTATTAGCAGCAGCCAGAGTAATGGTTGCTGAGCCGTTGGTAATGGTGGCTGCAACTGCAGTAAACACGCCAATAGGGCTTAAACTTGTGCCTGTGATGTTGCCACCAAGCACGGGAGTGTTGACATTGCTGTCAATTAGCGCAAGGTTCTGCCCGGGATGACCAAGCAATAGATTATTACCTGAGCCTGTGCCATCATAAAAAGTATCAAACTGCCAAAGGTTATTATTGCTAGACGTAAACCCAGATAGCGTCATGTCCGTAATGCCCGAGCCTACGCCATTATTGTCAATAGGAAGTAATTGCAAGCCTTGCGAATGTCCGCTAAATACGTTGTTAAAGCTTTGCTGCGGATTAACATACACGCCACGCGATGGGCCTGACAAGTTAGCCGTAATTTGTCTGTAGCCACCCATCTTTCGTGGGCGACCGCGCTGAAACCTTACCCAACGACCATCAGCGTATGCGTCAGCATCAAGCGTGGTGCCGTCCCGCTGAATTCCGGGCTTAGTATCTAAGGCAAAGACCTTCTTGGTCATTAGAAGGTTCCCCCAGCTACACCACCCGTAAAGTTACCAGTTCCAACAATTGCTAAACCTGTGGCAGAAAGCGTCGAGCGCAGAGTTCCTAAAATTGCAGTGTTAAACTGTCCTGCGCCAGCACGATAAATACCTGTGGTAGACTCACTGGCAAAGCTTAAAGAAGGCACACCAACTGTGCCATCAGCTAAAGAAACAGAGGTAATTGACCCTGCTTGAGACGTGTTGGCATTAAAAAAGTTAGTGCCATCACAAGCCAAAGTTACCTGCTGACCAGAAGGAATGACCACAGACGTGCCAACTCCAGTCCCTACAGTGAGTGTAAAACCGCCTGCTACTACGGAGTTTTTAATTACATACAAGTTGACCACAGGTGGATAAATAACCGTCACATTACCAGTTAAAGTTCCTGTGTAAGTTTGAATTGTGTTTGCCGCTTCACTTGAAGTTAGCGTGTACGACCCTGTAACAACAGCTTTAACCAACGACGTGTAGAAAAACTGATTGCTAACACCGTAACCTACCGTTAAATACGTTACACCAGTGCTGACAATGAAAGCAGACTCATTAGGCCCAAAAGTCTTTGTTGCTGCGCCATCAATGCTGTCAGCGGCACTTATCACCATCGAGCCAGTTCCACTGTTCTTGAACAGCGTGAACCAGTTGTTCCCAATGGTTGCAGCCGACGGGAGGTTGTAAGTACCTGCTCCACCAGTCCAAACAGAAGTTTGCGCTCTATCAGTTGTAGCAAAAGTTCCAGCAGTCACAAGAGTTTGTGCTGGATGACTTTGATTTAGTGTTAAGCCGCTTGCAACCAGACCGTAGCCAGCCAACGTAGATGCGTCGGCAGAGGATGTTCCAGTGCCAAAAGAAATATTGCCCCACGTGCCAGTGGTTGTTGGGTTTGCTGTGATGTAAACGTACTTGGACTCACCGGCGGCAATAGAGATAATTGTGTTGGTGCCTGCGTAGTCTTTGACTGTAAAAGTGTTAGCGCCAACGTTGCGAATCAACGCGTCATTGCCTACCGAGCTTTGGTTAGCAGGAGGCATATACAAGCTTAAACTTGTGGTTGTAGCCGTAACCTGCATAATACGAGCGGCAAAGTCATCAGTGGCATTGCCATTGATAGGCCACTCCAACTGAGTGTTAGCGCTCAGCGTAATGGCACGAAAAGAAACGTCAGTTGGTTGAATGACGTTGCCTGTGAATGGTGAGTTATAACTCATGTTAGTCCTTAACTATCAACGGCTATGGCTTGACGATCTGCAATACGAAGCTTATCCTCTGCCATCAGCGTTTGCATGATTAAATCGTAGTTTTGCTGCCACATTGGCATACGCTCATCGTTCTTTAGGAATGGCATGGCCTGCATCAGTGACCCGTACAGCAACGCCTGAGGCGCGTATATAGTAAACCAATTGGTTTGGTTTGATGAATCCAGAGGCTGTACTCGTTCGTAGTAGAGAACCTCAAAATCATAAGCCGCCGCAGGTGTAGGAGCCACCATCCAATGTGTGTAATCATAGTCGCAGTAGTACAAAGGTGTGCCCGTTGTGGTGGGGTCAGGCCAATAACTACGAAGGTACTCGTATTTACGAAGCAGTACGGGTTGACGGTTGCCGCTTACCGTTACGTTCATGGAAACAGTTTTATGCCATCTAGCAGGCTTGTCAATTGTGGCTTGCCCTGATGTCATGGCGCTGGTATTGACCGTCAAGTTGCCAAGGAACTTAATTTGGCTGGCAATGATTTGCTCAGCCAACATGATGAAAAGCGGAATCTTACTAAGCGTAGCTGTGTCAGTACGCTCTAAATAAGACTCAATATTCTCCACCAAAGAGGTGTATGTCATTACTGCAGCAGTTGCCATACTTACTTGCCTCGTTTCCTAGCCATAGCCATATTATCAACTAAATTAGGATAAGGTCTACCTGCTGCTTTAGCTCTTGCTTTTGCTGCCGACTTTTTCTTCGGC